AAAAGCGTAGTCATTACTTTTCATTTGAGCGGAAACAACTCCTGTCTCATCTGTATATACCGCTAATTTAGCAAAACCTAAATTGATTTCATTATATATCATTGTGTTGCACCTTTACCTCTAGGGTTCTTAACACGTTGTGTGTTAGGTGTTAACGCTCTACAAGCTTTCAGTGTTTTCCAATAAGTCTCAGTAACAGGACAATACCACAAGAAACTTTTACCGTTACGAACCTTGTGTAGTATCCGCATACCTTGTTTAGGGTAAGGCACTATTGGTTCAAAAAGATCGCCAAAGAAATCACTCAAAAAAGAGACTGTTTCGTTACTCATTATACAATCTCCCTTAAATCATCTGGGTCAATACCGTCTGCAAAGTAACCTGTTTCAACTTTGTTAGAGTAAAATTCTTTCACACTTCCATCATCATTTAATAGTTGATTGCCGTCCTCATCAACTAGATAGTATGTAATATCCCAAATACCTACAGTATAATTTTTACCCATTATCTTTGATCCCCTCTTTTATTTCTTTAACCTTGTCAGATATAGCGTCTGCTTTGTTTTCAATATTCTCAAACATAGCTATTATCTTTTTGGTTGTCTCGATTTCTATTTCTACTCTTTTTAGTTCCTCATCTTTTTGCGCTATCTCCATTTGAAGACGGGCTAACTCCATTAGTTGATCCATTACTTTTTCCTTTCAATAAATAATACCAACGAATGTAAAATACGTGATGTAAAAATCAATGTCAAATACTTTTATTACATCGTTACGTTGTAAGATTACAGTATTATATTGTATCTACAGCAACACAAGACCTCCTAAATAAAAAACTGAATAATATCAATGACTAATCCGAACAAGTCAACAAACAACTGTAACACCAGAAGCACGAAAATGTTTTGAAGGCTGACAATTTTAAAGGCTGACAATTTTGTTTTAAGGGCTGACAATTTTGTTTTAAGGGCTGACAATTTTGTTTTAAGGGCTGACAATTTCATACGGACAACTCTTCACATTGCAAGGCATTACTTTAGGTTTGTTGGGTTTGTTTTTCTTGTAATATAATCTTATACTACAAAGTTTACATGTCATTCTTCTTGGCATTTTTTTCCTTTTTAGTTTCGTAGTATTGATCTGGGTTCTCTACAAACTCATCGTGGTTGCACATAATACACGAAATAGGTTTTAAGTCATCCCAATGTACACAACCACAATTAGTACAAGTCCACGTATTCCATCCATCAGCCATTATTTAGGGTACTCCATTACACCATAGTTTAAATGTTTTCTTAAAGTCTTACGTTCTTTCTTGTTACCTACAAATGTAACATAACGATGCTTACTACTTCTAAACACTCTGTCAGTTCTGTCTCCAGCATGGTGTCTAGGATGTTTACCGCCTTTAGCTCTCATGTCTGTTCTTGCTTTAGTGCAACCAGTATACAACCAGTTAGTAGCTTGATAGACAATACCCTTATGATCTTGCGCTGTATCTGCATAGGATACAACTATTCTAGGCTGGGGTAACAACTTCAAAGATCCAGCTATTAACATGGAAGCTTCGTTCTTTATATTGTTATCAAGCACTAACCTATTGAGTTCTAACACTTTATTTTTAAACTCTTCACCACATACTCCTCTACACAAAGGTCCTGATGCTGGTGATCCATAGGTAATAGTGCCGACAAGATCTTCGTGTAAAAACAAACCAAAGGTAAAACTTATAGAAGGTACGCGATGTAAGTAGTGAACGTGTAATATTCTATCTAATGCATCCTTACGTTCTATCTGTCTAACGTTATACATCTACACTGTAAAGAGTGTACTTAACTGTTATCTCCTCACCTTTTTGTATGTCTTTGATGGTTCTTAAACAAAGTCTATCTGTTACAAGAAATAGGTCATCAAGCGGATAATACGTTGAGCAATTAGGGTCATCACTGTGGTTATAAAAACCACCAAGAGGTGTTCTTACTATCTCTTCACCTATAAATATATGTGTTAACCCTAATTTTGTGTCTTTGGGTATATTGTTTTTTGCAAATAAACCTAGACCATGTATTTTGCTTTTCTTTATTGTAACGTTGTCTGGTAAGGGCGTGTAAGTCATCAGTGCATTGTCTCCTCGTCATCGTCTAAAGCTTCATCTAACAACTCGTCTTGTAGTTCTTGTTCACTGGTAACGATAGCTTCGTCCATCATATTAGATAGCTGGTTCAAGATAAAGCTGACTGTATGCATACCAGAGGGAGACTCTACTAAAATTTCGCTGAATACAGCGTGTAAAGCCCCATGCAAGATGATTTGAGTATCTTTTGGATGTTTTCGTGTAAGATCTCGTATTGCGTCTAGAACAGCCTTATGTGATTGTATACAGGCTTCTTCGTTATAAGGTCGTACTGATTTTTTACTAATAGTCATAGCTTAACTCCGTCCACCAAGAGGGTTTATCACTGTAAGACCACTTTGCAAACCTACGCTTATCGCCTTTGTAGTAGTTACGATATGCTGTTATAGTATTGTCGTGTTTGTAATGATCTGGCATACACTGCGGAGGCTCTACAAACCTAGCAAACGGTATGTTGCGTGGTAATACAGCAAGCATCTGCATTAACGTAAAAGACTTATGTGTTTTCTTATACCGTCTTACGTACTCTTTATTTAAATACCTAAACAAATTTAAAGCCCATTTGTAGTTAGTTCCTGACGCTCTAACCCACTTAGCAGATGGATGATTTTTATGCACTGTCTTATACAGACCTCCAGTATCTGCAAACTCGTCACCATCTAACACACGATGTGCTGTAGATAGTAACTGAGCGGTCTCTAATATCATCTTGACAACGTGTTTATCACAATGATCTTTTGCTGATTGTTCTGGACAATCTGATAAATAAAATATGTTCATACTGCTACATCCATTTTTATACCACGACATTTTATCCACTGCAACGTATCGATGTTAACGTACCGATAACCTTTTGTTGCTGATTCCCATACAATGAGATACTTGTCGTTTGTTGCGGATCTAGAACCACCTTTAAGATGTTTTGTTACACCTAAACGGCCTGTTAGTATTCTATCAGCACCGTTTTGCTTTTTAAACTTGACGCTAAAGAAACGATTACCGACATGGCCTACAAATAATTTTTTAAAATCTGACATTATTTTTCCTTTTCAAATAAAAATGCTTGACAACACAAATTCAAAGCAACTATAAAGAATAACAATTTGGATGTCAACTACATAATATTAATTATTTTGAAAGGGAAAATATGACGAACTTCAGCCAAACATTCGCAATGCCTAACAAAGCATGTTCAGAAATAAAACCAATTAGATTGTTTATGGAGGATTGGATAAAATCAGTTTGTGGTGAAGATTACCATGATTTTGATTATAGGACGGCTGGAAGTCTTGCTGTTGTTGATCCGTTTGCAAGAAATTGTAAACTAGGAACAATAACGAACGATCTTAATCCTAATACGTCTGCTCAATTTCATATGAAGGCAGAAGACTTCTTAGATCACTTATTAGAAAGTAACATTAAAGCAGATGTTGTTATATATGATCCACCATACAGTGTTAGACAGATTAGTGAATGTTTTACTGAGGTTGGTATTAAAGCAACGCAACAAGATACTCAATCTACATTCTATACTAAGCTGAAAGATCGTATTAGACCATTAGTTAAAACAGGAGGTATTGTTTTGTCTTTTGGATGGAATAGTATGGGTGTTGGAAAAAAAGGTTTTACTTACGAAGAGATTATGTTAGTAACTCATGGCGGTATACACAATGACACAATATGCGTAGCACAAAGGAAAGATTGATGACAACATACATTCTCGATATAGAGACAGATAGCCTTGACGCAAAGGTTATCTGGTGTGTTTGTGTTAAAACATTAAACCATGATGAATGGGTTGTTGCAACTAAACCAGAACATCTATCGTTTATAACACAAGACGATATACTAGTAACACACAATGGTATAGAGTTCAATATACCAGTTCTTAACAGACTGTGGCGCACTGGTATAAAACTACCACAGATACGTGACACTCTTATTATGTCGCGTCTATTCAATCCAGAAAGAGAGGGTGGACATTCGTTAGGTTCTTGGGGTAAACGTCTTGCGTTCTATAAGTTATCGTTTGACAATTTTGAAGGATTGTCTGACAATATGATTGAGTATTGTAAACAGGACGTAAAGCTTACAGAAAAACTATACATACATTTAAAACAAGAAGGTAGGAGTTTCTCTAGAGAATCTATAGACTTAGAGCATAACATTGCACATGTAATAAACAAGCAGAAGGAACATGGTTTCTATTTAGATACTGACAAAGCAAGCAAACTGTATCAGGAGACATACACTAGAGCTAAATCTATAGAACAGGAGATTAAGCTTGAGTTTAAACCTAAAGCTAAACTTATTAGAGAGGTAACACCTAAGATCAAAAAGGACGGTACGTTATCTAGTGTTGGTCTCAGAGATATTGACAATGCTTGTAATGTTGTAGGCGGTAGCTTCTCATTGTTTAAGTACGAACCTTTTAATCTAGGAAGCCCGAAACAGATTATTGAGAGATTGAACTCTTGTGGTTGGAAGCCTGTATTGTTTACGCCTAAAGGCTCCCCTAAAATATGTGAACGTAATCTTGAAACAATATCTGACAATGCTCCAGCGTCAGCAAAGAAACTTGCAGAGTGGAAGATGTTGGAGTCACGTTGGAAGACTGTAGAGGGATGGCTGAAGTTTTGTGAAGCTGACAATCGCATACATGGTAAGGTCTTTACAATGGGTGCGGTAACAGGTCGCATGACACACGCTGATCCCAACATGGCGAATGTCGTATCATCTGAAAAACCTTATGGCGTTCAGTGCAGAGAATGTTTTACTGTAGGTGACACTGACAATTATAGTTTAGTAGGTATGGATGCTAAAGGTCTTGAACTTAGGATGTTAGCACACTATATGAATGATCCAGAATACATTGACATTGTGTTACATGGTGATCCACATACTGCAAATCAAGAAGCTGCAGGTCTTACTACAAGAGCGCAAGCTAAGACTTTT